TGGCGGCACTGCTGGGACATCAAGTTGGTAATTTGCCATTTATGCTTTCCAATGGCCAGCAAGCCAAGCTACAGCAGCACCAACAGAAGAGGCAATGGTCATCCCCATCCAGAAGCCGCCTTTGGATTTGTTAGCCAATTCCAAAAGCTGCTCTATCTGGTTTTCCATCTTATCGATCTTTTTGTCCATCTGTTGTACGCGCTCCCAAAGAACGCCATACTTCACAAGGTCGATCTCGCCCTGCTCCATCTTTTACTCCTGTACATCCGCTGGAAGTGGCTGGTTGCCCGCTTCGATCCAAGCAAGATACTCTTGGTAGTCGGCGTTGGCGGGGTCGAAGGGGAAACTGGTCATGCTGCCGTTTCCGTTGTCGCGGAGAGCGCCATATTCTTTGTTTTCGATGCCGCCCTTGAGAATTTTGTAGATGACCATTTACAACTCCGCAGTCAAAAGAAGAAATGAAACGTTGTTGTTGCTTGAAAACAATGTAACAGCCCTGCCAACAGTCAAGCCTGACGAAACACTGCAATTTATAGACACTGATAAATTGTTTGAACCGTCAGCGCTTATAGTCGGAACAGCATTAAGACCCGATGCAGTCGCCCCATGCCAAAGTCCATAATTTGACGCTGTGCCTGTAGTTGTCAAAGATGGCGTAGTTCGCATTGGTACAGGCAACATAAAGCGGTGTTCCGATGCTGATGTGGTAACACATTGACCTTCTGCATATCGGTAATAAGTTCCGTTTGCAGTCGCTGATGTGTAGTTGATGCAATACCTCTGACACATCATCAGCTCCCGCCCGTAGTCCCTGCGCTCAAACGGAGTGGCTACGGAGCCTGCTTCGAGTTGGACTCCGGTGATGTAGAAGGTTGCGCCGTTGGTTGCCATCAAATTGACTTGCCCAGTGGCAGCATATGTCGTGCCAGCATTCCAAGCGCCAGCCGTTCCAGTGAAAGTAGAACCAGCGCCAAGGGAAATCCAAAGCGTTAAACTGGCCGTGTTGTCAGTAGCCCATGTTCCTGAAGTGTCTCCGGGAATCGTTATGGTCTTTGTTTCAAATGTGTTGGCAGCGTTAACGGTGAACGTAGCCGTATAACCACGATTAAAAGCGCCATTAAAAACGGTGGCGCTATACGTTCCTGTGACGCTAGATCGAACTTGAAAAGACAGCGTGACGCTTTGCGCGGATGCTGTGCCCCACCCAAAATCAGCCACGTTAAAGCCTTCGATTCTTTGGCCGAAACCATAGATTTGTGCAGCTCCAATACTGGAATCTGCCGTTGTAACGGTTATGAGTGCGCTGTTTGTGAAGCCAGCGGGTGCGGTTGTGCTGCGCTGAACTGTATACACACCGTCTGTAAGTTGCCCGTATGCAAACCAGCGATCTAATGTGTAAGTAAACGCAGTGGAGGCAATGCTGACACTCGCCCCAGCATTCCTCTGGTCAATCCGCATGTCACCGTTGATGATTCGGTTGCGGAAGCCAATACCAGATGAATGATATGCAGCCAATGGCGATGTACCAGACACAGAGCCACTAAGTTGCAACGTCTTGCCAGATCCAACATTCAGGCCAACAGAAGTACCAGTGCCATCAGCCTTAAACACAGCATCCAGCGTGTCCAAGTCAGTGTTGATCTTGGTTCCCCAAGTGTCTGTTGAAGCTCCAACCTCAGGCTTTGTTAAGCCAAGGTTGCTTGTTGTTGTATCAGCCATTTCTCACCTCATTCAAAAAAATTACCAGCCAACTTGGCTCCAAGACTCACTTGTATCAGATACTGTTGTCCAGATCTCTGATGTGTCATCAACATTCGTCCATGACTCTGACGTATCAGCATCATTTTCCCACTTATAAACGCCATTTGCTACCATCAAAGAATCAGAGACGGCATTAAACGGAACAATGTGGATTCTCTGTCCAAGCACATCCATTGCGCTCGAACCAGTGAACGTTGCAGCCTCATTGACAATTACCTGACTGCCAACCTCAATAATTGAGTCAGAAGCAACAACCGCCGAGATGAATGCAATTCGCTGTCCATCAATCGCCAGTGCGCTGCCAGAATCAATGCTTGCAACACCGATTGCATATCGCAGGCCAGCAGTTTCAACAGAAGAAGCATCCTCTATTGTTGCTTGGCCAACAGCATATCTCAGGCCTGCAATAACAGTTGCCGAGGAATCCTCGATAACTGCCTGACCAACCGCATACCTTAACCCGGCAATATTTGCCGTTGATGTGCTTGATGCGTTTAGGTCGCCAACTGCGTATCTGAGTCCAGCAACAGCAACTGTTGAAGTTGAAGTAATTTCTGCTTGGCCAGCAAGAATTACGTTGGAGTTTACGGATACGGTACTCTCTGCTGTAACAGCAAATGCGCCAAGGGACTCTCCAAAGGAGTAGTTCCCCCGGCCATAGTTACCGGACCCGTAGGCAGCCATCTCAGGTCAAAGTGACAGTCAAAGAACCAGCCGGGATGCGGAACACGTCACCATCGTTAATGGTACGTGCTGTGGTCAGTTGCGCCCAAGCAATCATGTTGCCGCCAGTTTCGGCATCAAAGATAGCAGCGTGCGTCAAAGAACCCCAGTTGCCACCGGAAGCAGGGTCAAATTCGATTGCAGCAGCATTGGTCGCAGTTGTCGCTGTGCCAGACACTGTGATAGTGCCAGTGGCTTTACGAGCATAACCATTGCCAGACACTTCAGTGCCGCCACCAGTGTCGCTAGGAGCTGCTGTAAACAGGCCAACGAACCAAGCAGTTGGACGTGTGGCTGAGTTTGTGGTCAACAACCAGTTGAGAACCAGGTTCTCTGTGTAATTGGTAAAAGATGACATGTATTACCCCAAGGATCGGGCACGAACAACAGGAGTTGAGGAAACAGACGCCCTTTGATCTGCAATCTCAATGTCTGCCTTGGAGTCGCTGTACAGTTGGCTCCAGACGGCAAGACGTTCATCGTCTTTCAAATACGGCGCAGATTCAATCAAAGCACCGTAAAGATACAAGTCTGGGGCATATGCCAGGAGCCAGTTGCTTGTGTTTGTATCACTCAGCGCAGGAATCTTAGCATAGTATGTCAGTTCACCAGTATATGTGGTGTCTGGCGTACCGATCACTTCGATTTGGCTGCCAATGATAGTGTAGTAAGCTGGTTTTCCGGGTGCAACAATGCTTTTTGAACGAAGCTCGTTAGCCTGCAAGTCAGTCACAAACTTCAGGTAAGTGATGGGACTTGTCTCCAGAATGAACTCTTTGGCCTCCAGCCAGTCAGCAGGATAAGCAAAGTATTGTGTGTCAACAGTTGCTGTGGCTCGTTTAATCATTTGACGAGTACGCAGCTTACGGTTGAACTTTGCTTCTGCCAAAGCAATGAAGCCAGGAATGACAGATGTCATGTCATCCCTGTTCAAGTAATCAGCAATTGCGGCCTTCAAACCGCTGTATGTACTAAGATTCATTTGCCGTTTCCTTGCAAATTAATGTGTGTTCATGCTTGTACTCAAACGTACCAATGTGGTGGACATTATGGCTCAGGTCATGGTCAACATAGGTTGTGAAACCCTGTTCTTTGGCTCGTCGGCAGAACCAGACATCTTCGCCAATATAGCCCTTTGCAGCAGGAACCCAAGGAATGGCAAACCAAGGATATTCCATCTTTTTGTAGACCTCTGCTTTGACAAGCATAACGCCCATTCCGCAATAGTCAACCTCCTCAAGACCAGTTGCGTTCTCGTCTGTATATACACGCAGCACAGCCTTTGAATCGTCCACGTTTTCTCGGGTACGCATGGCAATAGGCTCAGTGGGGAATCGGCGTTTGGCATAGTTGGCGCAAACAATTGCCTCATCTCGCTCCAGAAGCTGAACAAGTGCTTCTTTTGGAAAGCGCATATCACTGTCAAGCCACAGTGTATGTGTGCAACCAGCTTCAACAGCATCAGTTGCCAAGTCTTGGCGCTGAGACGACAGCAAAGTCCCAGAACTGGTGTAAATCACCACCTTGTTGTTGGTAGTTCCGACCGTGTACCCGACAAGGCGGGCCAAATCAAAAGCAAAACCAGAATTAACAAAATCTCGTGTTGGGACAAGAATCCCAATGACATTTGACATCAAACTTCTCCAGGTCGGGTTCTAAAAAGACGATTGTCAGGATCGTTGAGCCAACGCTTCATAAACGCTTGGTCCTCAAGTTTTCCCTCCATCTTCCACTTCATGTACAGCTCCATTGGGATTGAGGCAACCCGGTGCATATCACCTTTCCAGCTGGCCCTCTCGTCATAGGAGTTGAACGATGACTTGTTGCTTTCAACAAGATCGGAAGCATCCACAACGGTCTCGATGATTGCCTCATCTTTGTCACCGTCATAGTGCCAAATCTTTTTAGATCCAGTAACCGGATCAATATCAAATATTCGTTTGTCCATGTATTAAGGGGGAAGGTTTTTCGCCTCCCCCCATGTCTAATTAAGACTGGATAACGCTGTTCAGGTCATAAACAGCGCCGTGGGCCTTCTCGTTGTTAACTTTGAGACCCCACTCGACCACCAGCATACGCTTCTCAGCATCGCCAGTCTTTGCCAGTTCCACAGTTTGGAACGGACGCAGATAAGCAACTGCTGCGTATTCTGGATCAAGCACAAACACGTCACGCTCACGCTGGAAGCGGTTGGGGACGATGCTCACGTTGCCGAAGTCGCTCACATAGATGTCAGCCGCCGCG